CTACTGGCTCGCCCAGACGATGCGGTGCATCCAGGTGATCTCGGGCATCTCGAAGCTGTAGCTCGGATGCGCGGGGTTCAGGCTGGCCAGGTCGATCCGCTTGGCGGATTGGCGCTTGAGTTCCTTCGCCATGACCTCGCCCTTGGTCGTGCGCACCACCACGCGGTCGCCCCGCCGCACCGGCGCCCCGGGAGCGACGATGATGATGTCTCCGTCGCGGAACACCGGCTCCATGGAATCGCCTGAGATTTCCAGCGCATAGGCGTTGGGGTCGGCGATGTCGGGTGCGGCGATCTCGTCCCAGCTGCCTCCCACGGGAAAGCCGCCATCGTCGAAATACCCTTCGCCGCCGGCCTGGGCGAGGCCGAGCAGCGGAATGCGCCGCCCCGGCGGCTGGCGACGTGCGAGGGCGGGCTGGCCGGTCACCAGGCTCGCGAAGGCCTCGATCCCCGCACCGGTCGCGGCGAGCACCTTGGCCACGCTTTCGGTGGAGGGCCAGCGCGCGCGCCCGTCCGGCCCGATGCGCTTGGACGGATTGAAGGCGGTCGGGTCCAGCCCGGCCTTGCGTGCAAGGCCGGAGGCGGACAGGCCGTTCTCGGCGGCCAGGGCGTCGAGTGCACGCCAGACATCGTCGTGTCGCATAAGGATAATATCCTAGGTCCTTGATCCGATTGCAATAAGAATAGATTCCAATTTCCGGTAGACGAGCACAACCTTGTCGGGTTAATGTTCTTATTATGTTCTCTCATCACGCGAGGCAATCTCCCCCGATGACAACCGCCCCCCGACCCTCCTACGCGCCCCGTTTCGCGTCGCTTTCCACCCCCGTGCCCTTCGCGGGCGCGGAGGAGGCCTGGTTCTGGACCATGGCCGCGCTGATCGCCCGGCGCGACGGCGCGCGCATCGTCGCCGGGCGCGGCGACAAGGTGCGGCCCTGCGAACCCGACGACGTCATCAAGTGTCTCGATCGCCTCTACCGCCAGCGCCGCATCGACCTGGTGCATGCGCGCATCCTGCGCGTCTGGGGCGAGCGCGGCACCGCGCCGGACCCGCGCCACCCGGCCGAGCGCACCGATGCGCGGCTGTGGCGCGAAGCGCTCTCGCGCCTGGAATGGCCGCTGCGCGTGAAGGGTATCGTGGCGTGAGGGAACCCCATATTTCCGGGCTTTTCCGCGCGTCGCACCGCCATGCGGCGGAAGCGGGCCAGCACGTGTGGATCGTCTTCGGCGGCCGCGCCGACCAGGCCTGGTTGCGCGTGCTGCATCCGGGCTTCCGCCACTGCTTCGCGGCGATCGAGGACGACGCCGGATGGATGGTGCTCGACCCGCTCTCGCGTCGCCTGCTCGTCGCCAGGCTCGATGTGCCGCCGGGCTTCGACCTGCCGCGCTTCTATGCGCGCGCGGGGCTCGTCCCGCTGGGTCCCTTCGCGCCTGGCCCGGCGCGGCGGACGCTGCTGCCGCATGTGATGCCCTATTCCTGCGTTGCGCTGTGCCGCGCGCTGCTGGGTGCCGCCGCCCCCTTCGCGCTCACCCCGCGGGGGCTGTTCCGGGGCCTCATGAGAAATCTGAGCTACAAAGGAAAAAAATCCTTGACCGGCGCGCCCTGACTGGCTAGAAGACCCGGGCCAACGGGCGATCTGCGCCCGAAGGTCTTCCTTCCGTTCCCTTCGACAGACTGCGCGGGCCCGGCCCTCCCCCAGGAGGAGCCGGGTCCGCGGCTTTTTGCCCGGGCGAACGGCCCCCGCCACGCCCTGCGAGGACGAGACGCGATCGTGACGCCCGCCATGACCCCGGAGCTGATCCTGCTCCGCCATGCCCAGGCCCTGGAATGTCGCCGCCCACACGAGGCCACCTGGCAGGATTGCTATGATCACGTCCTGCCCCGCCCCGGCCAGGCGCAGGCGCTCTATGATGCGACGGCCGCCGACGCCGCTGAACAGCTCGCGGCCTCGCTGCTCGCCGAACTCACGCCACCCTGGTCCCGCTGGTTCGGCCTGAAGCCCGCCCGCCTGCCCGCCGGCGAGGCCGCGGCGCGGCCCATCGTCGCCGCGCTGGAAGATGCCGCGGAGACGCTGCAGGGCCACTTCGATCGCTCCAACTTTGCCCTCGAGATGCACCAGGCCTTCCTGGACGTGGTCATCACCGGCACGGGCGTGCTGCTGGTGGAGGAAGCGCCGCCGGGCGAACCGTCCGCCCTTCGCTTCGCCGCCGTGCCCATGCGCGAGACGGTGCTCGAGGAAGGCCCGTCCGGCCGCCTCGACACCGTCTGGCGCAGCGCCAGGATGACCGCCGCGCAGATTGCCGAACGCCATCCTGACGCGCCGCTGCCGCGCGCACTCGCGGCCGAGATCGGCACCGAGGATGCGCCGAAGCATGGCGTCATCGAAGGCGTCTGGCCGGACCGTGGCGGCTATGCCTATGCCGCGATCCTCGCCGATGCCGGCGAGGCGCCGACGCCCCTCGCGGCGGGGCAGTTCACGGAAAACCCGTTCATCGCCTTCCGCTGGCTGAAGGCGCCCGGTGAGGTGTTCGGGCGTGGCCCCGTCGCCAAGGCGCTGCCGGACATCCGCACCGCGAACAAGGTCGTCGAGCTGGTGTTGAAGAACGCCTCCATCGCCGCCACCGGCATCTGGCAGGCCGAGGATGACGGCGTGCTGAACCCCGCGACCGTTCAGCTCGTCCCCGGTGCCATCATCCCGAAGGCGCCGGGCTCCTCCGGGCTCACGCCGCTTGCCGCCCCCGGCAGCTTCGACATCTCGCAGCTCGTGCTCGACGATCTCCGCCGGCGCATCCGCACCGCGCTGCTCGCCGACCGCCTCAGCCCGCAGAGCGGGGTGACGACGACGGCGACGGAGGTGCTGGAACGCAGCGCGCAAAGCGCAAGACTGCTGGGCGCCACCTATGGCCGCCTGCAGTCCGAGCTGCTGACGCCGCTCATTGCGCGATGCCTGTCCATCCTCCGCCGGCGGGGAGAGATCCCGCCCGTGCTGCTCGACGGCCGCGACGCGGCGCTGCGCTATGCGAGCCCGCTGGCGCAGGTGCAGGGCCGCGCCGATGCAGCGAACACGCTGCTTTTCCTCAACGCCGTCGCCACCATGGGCGGCGAGGCGGCGGGCCAGGTCGATCTCGGCGCCGCCGCGCGCTGGCTCGCCCGCACCCTCGGCGCCCCCGCCGAGATTCTCTCCCTCACCCCCAGCCCCGAACAGGAGTGACCGGCGCCCATGCCCGAGGACCTGCTTGAAGCCGCGCAAAGCGACGCGCTGGTGCGCCCGGATGGCGTGCCCGACAAATTCTGGGATTCCGCCGGCGGCGCCCTGCGCACCGATGCGCTGCTGAAATCCTATCTCGAACTCGAACGCCGATTGTCGCAACGCCTGGCGCCGCCTGGTGCCGACGCGCCGCCCGAGGAGGTGCAGCGGTTCCGCTGCGCGATGGGCGTGCCCGAATCGCCCGAGGGCTACGACATCCGCGCGCCGCACGAACTCTGCTGCGCCGATCCCGCGATCAACGCACGTCTGCACGACGCGGGTTTCACGCCGGATCAGGCGCAGCTCGTCTACGACCTCGCGGCGGAGCGTCTTCTGCCGCTGGTCGGCGAGGTTGCGCAGCAACTGGAGGCCGAGCGCGAGCTCGACCGCCTGCGCGCGCATTTCGGTGGCGAGGAGCGCTTCAAGCGCATGGCCGCGCAGCTCTCCGCCTGGGGCGGCGCCAATCTGCCGCCCGCCGTGTTCGAGGCGCTGTCCTCCACCTATGACGGCGTGATCGCGCTGGCGAAGATGGCGGCGAAGAGCGAGCCCGACATCGCACGCGAAGCCGATGCGCCCGCGCCGGCCGATGAGGCCGCGTTGCGCGTGATGATGCGCGATCCCCGCTACTGGCGTTCGCGCGAACCGGAATTCGTCCGCCGCGTCACCGACGGCTTCCGCCGCCTCGTCGGCGGCTGACCCTTCTTCTCCCTCCCCTGCGCAGCGGGGGAGGGCCGGGGTGGGGGCAATACCTGCCACCCCACGCCCGCTTCGGCGAGGCTTGAGCCCGTTCCCCCTCCCAGGCTCGCCCCGCCGTGGACGCGCCGTGCGCCCATGCGCCGGCTGCGTCCCGGGGCGGGCGGCCGCGAAGTCGCTCCGCGCCGCCCGCCCCGCTCACTTCGCCCGTGACCAACCCGCGCGCCCCGTGCGCGCGGGCCGCGGGCTGCGCCGCGCGCCGGTCCTGCATGTCAGGGCAACCCGCGCGCGGTGCGCTTCCTCCCCCTCAGCGAAAGGATCAACGCCGCATGTCCGGCACCATCGTCGACGCCTTCGTCAAGCAGTTCCAGGCCGAGGTCCATGAGGCCTATCAGCGCCAGGGCAGCAAGCTGCGCCCGACCGTCCGCTCCAAGGGCGGCGTCGTCGGCGCCTCCACCCTCTTCCCGCAGGTCGGCAAGGGCACGGCCGCCGCCAAGGCGCGCAACGGCACCGTGCCGGTGATGAACCTCGCCTACGCGAACGTCGAATGCTTCCTGCAGGACTACTACGCCGGCGAGTGGATCGACCGGCTGGACGAGATCAAGACCAACATCGATGAGCGCCAGGTCATCGCCAATGCCGGCGCCTACGCCCTCGGCCGCAAGACCGATGAGCTCATCATCGCAGCCCTCGACACCGCGACGCGGGAAGCGATCGGCACCGGCACGGGGCTGACCGACACGGATGGCCTCACCAAGGCCAAGGTGCTGCTCGCCTTCGAGATGATGGGCGCGGCCGACGTGCCCGATGACGGCCAGCGCTTCGCGATCGTCGGCTGGAAGCAGTGGTCGGACCTGCTGGGGATCCAGGAGTTCGCCAACACCCAGTATGTCGGCGACAACGAGCTGCCCTGGAAGGGCACGCAGGCCAAGAAGTGGCTGGGCGCGACCTGGATGCCGCATTCCGGCCTGACCAAGGCCGGCAGCCTTCGCTACTGCTACTTCTACCACCGGACCTCGGTGGGCCACGCCGTGGCGTCCGAGGTGGTGACGGACATCACCTGGCATGGCGACCGCGCGGCGCACTTCGTCAACAACATGATGTCGCAGGGCGCGGTGAAGATCGACGACACCGGCGTCGTGCGCATGCGCTGCAAGGAGTGACCGTATCGCGGGGGCGCCGGGGCACTGCCCCGGCGGCTCCCCCGCGTCCCCCACCCTTTTTCCATCAATCTGGGAGTCACGCACGATGGCGCTCTCCGCCCTCGCCCTCTGCTCGCGCGCATTGCTGAAGATCGGCGCGCAGCCGATCGCCTCGCTCGAGGAAGGCACGGCCGAGGCGGAGGTCGCCGCGAACCTCTATCCCGGCCTGCGCGATGCGTTGCTCTCGGCGCATCCGTGGTCCTTCGCGACGGGGCAGGCCGCCCTGCCACGCCTCTCGGGCGTGCCGGTGGCCGACTGCGCCTACGCCTACCAGCTCCCCGCCGGCTTCCTGCGCGCATTGTCCGCCGGCACCGGCGGCCGCGGGCGCGGCGTGCCCTACCGCCTGCACGAAGACCGGCTGCACAGCGACGCCGACCAGCTCGTGCTGACCTACGTCTTCCGCCCGGAAGAGAGCGAATTCCCGCCCTTCTTCGCTGCCGCCCTCGTCGCGCGCCTCGCCGCCGAGTTCTGCATTCCGCTGACCGAGAGCAGCACGCGCGCCGACATGCTGTTCCGCCTGGCGGAGCAGGAGATCCGCGCCGCGCGCCAGGCCGACAGCCAGCAGGCGACGACGCGCGCCATCGAGGGCTTTCCCCTCATCGCCACACGCGGCTGAGACGGACACACCGATGCCGGCCTTCCGAACGACGAAGCACGCCTTCACGGCGGGCGAGCTCGCGCCCGAGCTGCTCGGCCGCAACGAGTTGCGCGCCCATGAACTCGGTGCGCAGCGCCTGCGCAACGTGGTGCTGCAACCGACCGGCGGCGTGACGCGCCGCCCGGGCCTGCGCCACGTCGCCACCCTGCCTGGCGCGGCGCGGCTCGTGCCCTTCGAATATTCGACCGAGCAGGTCTTCCTCTGCGTGCTGACCGACGGCCAGCTCGCGATCCGCTCCGGCGACACGGCGATCGCGACGCTGCCCGCGCCCTGGACGGCGGGGATGCTCGACCAGATCGCCTTCGCCCAGGACAGCGAATCCCTTCTGCTGCTGCATCCCGCCATGCCGCCGCAGCGTGTGCAGCGCAGCGCGGCGGGGGCGTGGTCGCTCGGCGCATGGACGTTGCTGCGCGAGCCGTTCCACCGCTTTGCCGATGCGGCGATCACGCTGACCCCCAGCGCGACCACGGGCAGCATCACGCTCACAGCCTCGGCCGCGGCGTTCGCTGCCGGCCATGCCGGGCTGCGCTTTCGCCTGGATGGCAAGCGCGTGACGATCACTGCCGTCGCCTCCGCGACCTCCGCGACCGCAGCGGTCGAGGATACGCTCACCGCCACGACGGCCACGTCGGACTGGGACGAGGCCGCCTTCTCCGCCATGCGCGGCTGGCCGGTCTGTGCAGGCTTCCACCAGCAGCGCCTGGTGATCGGCGGCGCGCGCGACCTGCCGAACCGCCTGTGGTTCTCCCGCATCGGCGCGCCCTTCGACTTCGACCTGGGTACCGGCCTCGATGACGAGGCGATCGAATTCGCCCTGGTTTCCGACCAGGCCAACGCGATCCGCGCCGTCTTCTCCGGCCAGCATCTCCAGGTCTTCACCTCGGGTGCGGAGTGGATGGTGACGGGGGATCCGTTGACGCCGTCCTCCATCCAGCTCGCACGCCAGACCCGTGTGGGCTCGCCCACGGATCGCATGGTGCCGCCGGCGGATGTGGACGGCTCCACGCTCTTCGCTTCCCGCGTCGGCCGGGGGGTCTTCGAGTTCACCTACACACAGCTTCAGGACGCCTATCAGGCGAATGATCTCGCCATCCTCGCCCGGCATCTGATCGCCGCGCCGCGCGCCATGGCGTATGACCAGGCGGCGCGCCTGCTGCATATGGTGATGAGCGACGGCACCATGGCGACGCTGACGCTCTACCGTACCGAGGAGGTCACGGCCTGGACGCGGCAGGAGACGGACGGCGCCTTCCGCTCCATCGCGGAGGCCGGGGGCACGATCTGGGTCGCGGTCGAACGCGCAGGGGTCTCGCACCTCGAACGTCTCGACGCGACGGTCGGCCTGGATGCGGCGATTGCCGCGAATGCGGGGGCGCCGCAGGCGGCCTGGCCCGGGCTGGACCATCTGGAAGGCCGCAGCGTCGGCGTACTCGCCGATGGCGCGCCGCGCGAGCCGGGCTTCGTGCTGGACGGCAGCATCACGCTCGATCTGCCGGCGAGCGCCGTGCAGATCGGCCTTCCCTTCGCGCATGAGATCGAGCCCCTGCCGCCCGCCGGCGGCACGCAGCGCCTGGTGCGCGCGACCTTCCGGCTGCTGGAGACACCGGCGATCGCGGTCGATCTCGGCCGCGGCGCGCAGCCCGTCGCCTTCCGCCGGCTGGACACGCCGCTGCTCGACGCCGCGCCGGCGCCCTTCACGGGCGACGTCACGCTGCGCGGCCTGGGCTGGCGGCGCGACAGCCTTGCCCCGCTCTGGCGCGTGGCGGGCGATACGCCCCTGCCGCTGACGCTGCTTTCCGTCACCATCGAGACCAGGACGAACGACTGATGGCCCAGCTCGCTTCCCTCGCCAGCATCGTCGGCGCCGGCGCGTCGATCTACGGCAATGTCCGCGCCGCGCAGGAGCAATCGAAGCTCCGCAAGGCGCAGAACGCGGCCATCGCGCAGCAGAATGCCGCGCGGGCACAGGAACTGCAGATCCAGCGCGAAGCGGATACCCGCGACCGCCAGCTCGCGCTGGCCCGCACCATCGCCGCCGCGCGCGCGCGGCTCGCGGCAGGGGGCGTCCGGCCGGACGAGGGCTCCGCGGCCGCGCTGTCCGCGGGGCTGCAGACCGAAGCGGCAGCCGATCAGGCGACACAGGATTCCCTGCTGCAGGCGCGCCTCGCCCAGGGCCGGCGGTCGCTGCTCAACCCGGACGGCACGCTGACCGCCTTCCTGCGCAGCGGGCGCGCCATCGGCACCATCGCGCGCAACCTCCTGGACTGACGCGTCGTCCCCCCGCCCCTTTCCAACCGGAGCATCCCTGATGGCCGAACACATCACGATCGGCGACGTCTCGCCGCGCGTGCAATACGTGGCGGACGGCGTGCAGACCGCCTTCACCTTTCCCTTTCCCATCTTCGCCCCCGCCGATCTGGAGGTGCGACTCGACACCGCCTTGCAGGGAAGCGGCCTGACCGTCTCCGGTGCCGGGCGGTCCGAAGGCGGAACGGTCACCTTCGCGACCGCGCCGGCGGCCGGGCGGCGCGTCACGCTCCGCCGGCGGCTCGCCATCGCGCGGGTCACCGATTTCCAGGACAATGGCGTGCTGCGCGCCCGCACGCTGAACGACCAGCTCGACTACCAGGTCGCGGCGCTGCAGGACGTGGCGGCGGATGTCGCGGCGACGCTGCGCACGGATCCCGGCGATGCGGGGGCAGGGATCACCCTGCCGCTGCGTGCGGCGCGGGCGAACAAGGTGCTGGGCTTCGATTCGGTCGGGGACATCACGGTGCTGGATCGCGGCACCGCCACCATCGGCGTTCCCTATCCGGACGGCGTGCCGCGCACGGTCGAGGACAAGCTGGCCGAGCGCCTGACGGCGCGGGATTTCGGTGCGCTGGGCGATGGCGTGGCCGATGACGGCCCGGCGCTGCAAGCCGCCATGAACGCGGCCGCGTCGGCGGGCCGGCATCTCGAGATCGGCGAAGGAACCTTCCGCGTCACGCAGCCGCTGCTGCTGGGCGGCGGCGCGGCGGGGATGACCATGCGCGGCTCGATCCTCTACGCCGGGCCGAACGGCACCACGGCGCTGACGATCGGCGACGGCGCCGCCACGCGGAACGGGCAGAAGCTCTATGAGGGCCTGCGCGTGGTGCGGTCCACGATTGCGAGCTGGAGCGACGAGGCCGATATCGGCATCCTGCTCCGCAACCTCGACGCCTCGCAGGTCGAGATCCGCCAGGTCGAAGGCTTCACCATCGGCGCGCGTACGCTGGGCGAGGAGCGCGGCTTCGAGGACACCACGCTGGTGCTCGGGCGGTTCGTCAACAACAGGATCGGATTGGATGTCCGGACCGCGACCGCGGCGGCCTGGAACACGTCAGTACGGTATTACGGCGGGCATTTCGCCATCGGCGCCGCGCTCTATCCGGATCAGGACCGCTTCGGCATCCGCCTCTCCGCCGCACCCGGCGCCTATGTCGCGCACAACCGCCACCTCTTCGACGGCCAGAATTTCGAACTGCAGGCCGAGGGCCGGCCCATCAGCGGCATCCCCTTCCTGTCGGAAGTCAGCAGTCGCGCCGTCTGGGCGCGCGGCATCCGCATGGAAGGCTGCAGCCCCTTCGTCGCGCGCCACACGGCTGCGGCACAGGATCATGTCTATGAGGTCGCCTGGGCCGCGCAGGGATACCAGCTCGGCATCGACTACACGGCGAGCGCGACGCGCATCGGCTCCGTGCTGCGCGCCTTCCACCAGGCCGCGGGGTTCCGCGAGGCGACGCGCGAGCTCGTCGCCATTCCCAATCTGCGCAGCGCGCGCATCCGCTGGTCCAACACGGAATGGGGTTTCGAACGCCTGGCCTGTCTTTCGACGAATGTCGCGGGCACCCCGTCCGCCCTCGCGGATTTCGCCTTCCCGGCGCTCGACGGCTATGTCTTCGGCCCCCAGGGCGTCACGCTGCCCGGTGGCCGCGGTCTTGGCTTCGTCGTGGATGCCCGGACGTGCCGGGAGTTCGCCCTGGCCGTGGATGCCGACTCACCGCGCCTCGTCGTCATGTGCTTCGACGCCGCGCAGACGCTGCTGACGGATGCCGCCGGTACCATGGTCCGCGCGTCGGGCATGTCGCTCACCTACAACACCACCGCCCGCTGGTGGCAGGGTTCGGCCGACATGTCGGACGCCACGCTGACGCGGCCGCAGGTCGTCCGCCTGGCCGACAACGTCGCCTTTGCCATCATCGGCGTCGCCCGCATCGCGAGCGACTACGAGGTGCGCGCCATGCGCCTCGGCTGCGATCCGCTCTTCGCGCCGCCGGTCCTCTACGGCCTGCCGGGCCTGCCGGCCGGCGGCCGCGAGCTGATCGCGGAGACGAGCTGGGATCCGCCTTCGATCGCGGCCGGTGCCTCGGCGCAGATCAACCTGCCGCTCGCCGGCGCGCGGCCGGGCGATTTCGCCTCCGCGGCCTTCTCGCTGGCGACGTCGGGCGTCGTGTTCCTCGCGCAGGTCGGCGCCGCAGATGTCGTCTCGGTCACGGCCTGGAACCGGAGCGGGGTCGCGATCGACCTGGCCGCGGGGACGGTGCGCGCGCGCGTGGTGAAGGCGTGACGGTGCTGCAGCCCGAACAGGGCGCCGCGCTTCTCGCCACGCTGGATCGCATCATCGGCAGCCACGCCTCCAGCACCGACCGCCTGCCGCGTCGCGGTGAGGAGCTCGACGCCAAGGAGACGTCCAACCGGCACGCCGCGGCGCGCGCCGCGCTGTCCCATCTGGAGCATGTCATGAAGCTCGCCGCGCCAGGTGCCGCGGCATCGAATCCCGGCGAGATGCTGGCCACGGCACGCGCCGAGATCGGAGAAACCGAGGAGAAGCCCGAAGCCGATGACGCATGCGAGCCCGGCTGACTTCCTGGAGTTCCTGTGGATCTGGAACCGGGAATGCGGGCAGGGCACGCCGCGGCTGCACCGGCGCATCGCGCGCTGGCTGGACGCGCGCGACGCCGCCGGCGAACGGCGCCTCCTGCTCATGGCGTTCCGCGGCGCCGGCAAGTCCACCCTCGTCGGCCTGTGGTGCGCCTGGCAGCTGCACCGGCGGCCGGAGACGCGCATTCTCGTCCTTTCCGCCGATGCGCCGCTCGCGGTGCGCATGGTCGCGACGGTGCGCCGCATTCTCGAACGGCACCCGCTGTGCCGCCACCTGTTGCCCGGCGATCCCGCCTCCTGGGCCGCGGACCGCTTCACGGTGGCGCGCGCCGGCGTGCTGCGGGACCCCTCCATGCTCGCGCAGGGCCTGGCCGGCAACATCACGGGGGCCCGGGCGGACGTGATCATCTGCGACGACGTGGAGGTGGCCGGCAATTGCGACACCGCGGCCAAGCGTGCCGAGCTCCGCGATCGCCTGCGCGAGACGGAGTTCGTTCTCCTGCCCGGCGGGACGATCCTCTATGTCGGGACGCCGCACACGCAGGACAGCCTCTACCGTGACGATGGCGAGCCATTCCTGGCCGATCACCACCGCCTGGTGATTCCGGTGCAGGACGAGCACGGGTGCAGCGCCTGGCCGGAGCGCTTCCCCGCATCCGCCATCGCGGCGCTGCGCGACCGCGTGGGGCCGCTGCACTTCGCCCGGCAGATGCTGCTGCGGCCGCTGCGGGCCGAGGCGGCACGGCTCGATCCGGCGATGATCATCCGCTACGCGGAGGAGCTCGACTGGCGGGAGGCGAATGGCCGTCCGGTCCTGTCGCTGCTCGGCCGCCGGATGTTGTCGGGCAGCGGCTTCTGGGATCCGGCCTATGGGCGGATCGGCGGCGATGCGTCCGTCGTCGCCGCGCTTTTCGCCGATGGCGAGGGCAACCAGTATCTGCACCGGCTGCTCTACCTGCGTGCCGATCCGAACCGCGAGGAGGACCCGGCCACGCAGCAATGCCGCGCCGTCGCCGCCCTTGTCCATGCGCTGCGCCTGCCGGTGCTGCGCGTCGAGACGAACGGCATCGGCGCCTTCCTGCCTGCCCTGCTGAAGCGGGAGGTCTCGCGGGCGGGATCGAATTGCTCGGTCATCGGCCATGCCAGCACCCGCGCGAAGGATGAGCGCATCATCGCCGCGCTGGAGCCGGCACTCGCGGCGCGGCGATTGCACGCGCATGAAAGCGTCTTCCGCACCTCCTTCGCCGCCGAGATGGCGGATTGGAAGCCGGGTGTCGCGGGCCTCAGGGACGATGCGCTGGATGCGGTGGCCGGGACACTGCTCGCCGAACCCGTGCGCCTGCCCTACGCGCCGCCGCCGCCGCGCCGCCCCGGCTGGCGCGGCTGATCAGGCCGCGGTCCTGCGCTTCAGGATTTCGCTCGCGTGCCTTGCCACGCCGGGATCGGTGATCTCGTAGCGCGAATCCGGGCGCTGCCGCGCCAGGCCCATGGCGGCCAGCCGTTCCAGGCACGGCCCGTCCTTCAGCCCGTCCGGGCGCCCGTGCGACCCCACCAGAGTCAGCCGGTGCAGGGCGGAGCGGCAACAGGTCTCGAGATAGGGCTCGTTCCACATCCTCAGCAGGGTGGGGCGCGGGCCTGCGTCCTTCAACCCCCAAGCCTGTCCAGGAGGCACGAAGTCCCCATGCCGATCACGATCGAGCCGACCTGGTGGATCACGGCAATCGAACTGCCGGTCATGGCCGCGCTGTTCTGGATGATCCACGGCCTGCGCAGCGACGTGCAGGCACGCATCGAGCGCGGCGATGCCCGCGACACCGACGCGCTCATCCGCACGCGCGAGGATCTGTCCGAATTCCGCATCGAGGTGGCGCGCACCTATGTGCCGCTGTCGCTGATCCGGGAGGTGGATCAGCGGCTCTCCGGCCATCTGTTGCGCATCGAGCAGAAGCTCGAGCAGGTGCAGCGCACCGCGCTCTCCCTCCGCGTGCCGGAGGACCGGTCATGA